ACATGGTCGCGCCATACATACCCTCCTAAGTCTAAATAATCTATAAGTATTATATCATTCTTTGTGATTTTTACCGCACAATTCATATAATATAAATAAGCAACATCTTTAGTGTCGGCTATAAAAAACACATTAATAGAGGATATTAAAGTTAAAAACTCCTCTCTAAAGTATCTTGTTTGCTCTGCAAAATAATTATAAACAGATAGGTCGTCTATAGTTAACAGATAGCTTAAAACAAAATCTTTAATTTCCTTTTCGGACGTATGGTCTATCAGGTTGTTTGTTACTCTTACAAAAATATAATTTTTACTTCCCGAAGGGTTAAACTTATAAAAACCATTATCTTCTAGGTAGTTCTTAAATAGAATATGTACTATTTTAATTACCCCTTTTTCATTCTTAGTCCAAAATTTATGACTTGATTGCTCTTCTTCTAGGCGAATTATAACATTATCTATCTCTCCGACATCAATTTTTTGGTCTTCTAATTGACATCGGATTTCTTTTTTTGAAACCCCTCTCCTTAATTGCTGCTTAACCAGGTTTACTCTATCTTGATCCTCATAATACTTAGTACCAAAGTTTTGTCTTTGAGCATAAGCTGAGTTTATTGTTCTTTTTATTTCAGAAATATTAAAATCTTTAGAATCAAAATTACTCATTACATATTCAGCTAAATTTTGAGGAACACCAAAATCATTAAAAGCTGAGGCTAAAATAAATACATTATTATTTCTTTCTCCATTTCTTAATCCGTATTTATTCTCCCACCACTTCATAAGTATCTCTACAATTTTATTTTCATCTGTAACTGGAATAGTTGGCTTATCATTTTTCTTATCTAATTCAATAAATTCCACTTCATCTATCTTGTCCCAGAGGCTAGATGTGAGGTTTATATGTATTAAAGGATCGTATGATTCATAACATACTCTTGATATATTTTTTGAGGTTGTGTCAAAATACTCAGAATTAAAATATTTATTTAATGATGAAAAATAGTTTTTATGATTATCTACGTCTTCAGGAATTTTAACAAGAGCCTTTAAGCCTTTTCCGCTAGGAGATATAAAAACAGAAAAAACAAATTTATTTTTTGTTAACTTTTCTTTTTCCTCTAATAATTCTTTGTTGGTTTTATATCCGTCAAAATCTAAACATATTAAACCACTGTGCTGAGATAAAGAGGCGTCGTTTCTTTTAGTAAACTTTCCACTAAAACAAATTGCAGGCAATTGTTTTTTTAAGTCGTTCCTTACTTCTTTGTTTTTTTGTAATCTAATTTTTTTTACTATTTCTTTTGAATTTCCCTGCTCAATTCTTTCTAAAACCATCTCTACGTTTCGGTAAAAAGGTTGTGACGTATCTTTTATGTCTTTAAATATCGTAATCTCCATCTTCTGTATTCTATTTCTTTAAATTTTAATTGTGTAAAAGAAAAGGGAAGCTAATTAAACTTCCCCTTTCTGTGTTAATCCCCCTAAACAAGTTTAAAAAGGGAGATCTTCTTTTGGAGATGGCGGAATTTCTTCCTTTTTGGGTTCGGGTTTCCAAGTGTCAACAGAGACCGAATGTGTCTTACCATACTGATCTTCTTCTTTTTTCTTTTGTACGTTAAGTTTTATATACTTCTTATTGTTGTACTCGTAAATATGCTCTACTGGTAAATCAGTCAGACACAAACTACAAGACACTAGGTTTCCATCAAACTTTGATTTACCTGATCCTACATATATTTTTTCTTCCATTTTAATGTATTTTAATTTCTTGTTCCAAAATTTCTAAAATGTCAGCCATAAGCTTATGCTTTGCCTGCTCATCCTTACACCTAGTTGGAACTTCTAGGCTAAATATTTCTATCTTCTTTGTGAAAAAAGAAATTAGTTTTTTAAAGTAATTCATGATTTACATATTGGTTAACATCATGTGTAGGTTTATCCCCATAAAACTTAAACATTATTTCTATCGCCTGCTCTACCTTATGCTTACCTTTTTCTACAAACTCTTCAGTAGGTTTAAATATTGACAGTTGATGTGTGTTCTTGTCTATTACATAAAACTCCATAGGTAATCCAAAAAGATTCTGATAAAGATAACACTGGCTATCATAGTTATATTTAGATGCTGAGTATTTAAACTTTGATATATCAGAGGTTGTTTTTAAGTCAATTATTTTATCTGAGCAAATTATATCAGCCTTACCTTTCCAAGCAATCCCATCTATTTGTTTAGTCATGGGTATTTCATAAATGTTTCTAGAATCATAAATTTGATCAAACATTTGTAAATTACCCTTCATAGCGTTTATACAATTTTGTATGTTTTCTACTTCAGACCTTAATAATAATATATCTTCTTCAATATCAGCCAAAGTCTCTTTATACATTTTACTGTTTCTACTGGTAGCTTCTACTATCTGAAAAAATTCTAACTTTTCAGGTTCTAACATAGCGGTGTGAAAGTAACTACCCTCTATCATGGCTTTAGTAGTCTTTTGATATTGCCTAAAAGTTTTAGGATCATTAAGTAAGGAGTAAATGTCAGAATTAGATAACCACTTCTTTCCAAAATCTCCGTAATACTCTTTGTCTATTTTAAGTTTTTCTATATCTTTCATAGCTTTATGTATTTAGATATTTCTTTCTTAACAACAGATTTAATACTGTATTTAACCTCTAGGTTTTTTATTACAACGGGCAGTCCTAATGATTTATTGTTTGCTACATAGTTTAGCACTTTGTCCCAATTAGAATCTCCTATCTCTAATAATACACTCGTTTTTTTAACTGGATCTTTCTTTTCGTTTAGAATAGCGTTATTCACTTCTTCTGCCGAAGCAACTGATGTGTCTAATCCTATTCCAAAGTTACCTAAAGCTCTTCCCCATGCTGATGTTTCGCAGTTTTCAACGTAAGATGTTTTATTGATAAATGATGATCCTCTTCTTTCTTCAGCATGACCTGAGGCAATAAGCCTTCCTTCTTCATTAAGAATAACTGCTTTAAAGAAGATTGTGTCTTCTGTTTTTTCTACTGTTTGCGTATCTATTGTGTATAAAGGATAGTTTAGCCTAAAGTATCTTAGCCTCTCATGTACTTCAACATAGCTTTTACCCTTTATATTTACTGTTTTTAGCTTTTTCATTTTTTTGATTTAGTTTGATTAGTTTTTGTGTATGATAAGAATATTTATTCATTACAAATTCCCTTTTTGTTTTTAAATTCTTAATATACTTGTCGTTCTTCCTGGTGTTTACCTCTTCTTGCATATTTTTTTGTATCATTTTTAACTTTCTGACACAATTGTCTATTGCTATCTTTAAACACCCCACTACCCATCCGTACTTAAAAAAAGTACCATATTCTTTATTTGTTAACTCTTGAAAATAATCGCCATTTTTAGAACAGTTTAATATTTCTGTTTTACTAGGGAATCTCTGTATCTTGACCCCCATGTTTATCATACTAACATTGTTATCTCTTTCTGAATATAACGTTTCGTCTTCTAATGCTTGGCTATATATGTCTTCAATACTATACATTCTTTTTTATAATACTATCAATTACATTTTTATAATCAGGATCATTGTCTACAAATGATTTAGCTTTCTTATATCCATGTATAATTGTAGAATGAGTTACTGGATGCCCGTTTTCTTCCATAAACTTTTGTATGTATGAAAGTCTAATAGGCCTTTCTCTTGATAAAAAATAAAGCATTTGCCTAGCCTCTACCACTTCTATCTTTTTAGTTTTTGTAAACATCTCATCTAAACTTAGATGAAATTTATTAGCAACAGCAGTTGCGTAATTGTCAAATATTTCTCTTTTCATTATATTTTATTTTCGGTTTTTAAATTTTTTATTTCATACTGAAGGTGATGTATAGCTTTTTCTAAGTCTTCTAAATGTTTTTCAAGATCAGTCATTCCTTTTTCTGTTTTCTTACCAGCGCGCAAAAGATAAGTAACTGCATTACCTACGTTCCAAGTACAGTTAAACCCATACACTACTTGTTCAGCTACATATCCGTTTTTCCCTACATAATAATCTGGTGTTGTTCTAATCATGTTTTCTGTAATTTTAGAGTTTATATTTGCTCATGTCGTTATATATAGCAATATTTTCAGGTCTATCTAAAATGGTGTAGTTTGTATTGCTCACTACAAATCTATTGTTTATTTCTTGTTTACCACTATAATTAAAGAAATTATTCATCTCAATATTATTTCTTTTAAATTTTTTGTTGTTATCCTTTTTCTTTCGATCTATTCTAATTGTTTCTACCAAATGCTTTGTATTATCTTTCATTTTAATAATTTAGTTAATAAAAAAGAGGAATGAATAATAGTATTAACTCTCATTGGCTTATGCCTTTATACTCACTCCCCTTTTTTTATAAAAAAAATGGACACAATAATAAAATTAAAGGATGCTCTTAAACACCCATTAGCTTGATTCGGCAAAATTGCCTTCCCACCTCTCTTACTTCTTGTAGTTTTTTATAATAATATCTTTTAGGATCTCGTGATTTAATTTCTGTAACCACTGGATAAACCTTTTATCAGGATCTTTTTTTAACTTTTCTTTAAGAATCATGTCTTGCACTTCTTTCATAACCCTAATCTTTCATCATCAGCAGCATCTTCTGCCCTATCGTCTTTCATTATATCATAATAATCTTGTTGATTAATTACCTGGCAATAATTTCCACATTCTGAGCATATATTAGTTTCATTCCAGTCTTCTATTATGTCTACCTCATCAAAAGTGTCTCCACAACATTTACTAACCATTTCTAATCCCATAATATTGTAGATGTACAGTATTCGTATTCAGATACGTCAAATTTTTCCCAGTTTTCGTCTGTGTCTATAATTAACCCTCTCTTAACATAGTCTTTATACTTTACGTTTCTAAGTCTATGATATTCTTGTAGATCAATTTCTTTACATTTATTTGTTTTATTATTTTTAATGCAATCGTGGATGTAATCCATCCAGTCATTGTAAGATAATTTTTTCATAATTTATTTTATTTATTTTCCTCTATGCTCTCTGGCGAAAGCATATAATTCATTTTCTTGTTGGTTAAATAGTTGTATCTATTCATAACAATAGCATCATTAATTCCGTCAAAATTAAAAAACTCTAAGTTTCCAAAGATCTTTTTATATAATAATGCAAATTCTTTCTCCTCAGGTTCAGTCAATTTATTCATAATTTATTTTATTTTATTTTAATTTAAGTTCAATATTAATACATTTAAACGATAATTCCTAATAATTAATATAATTTTATTAATTCTTGCATATTTTTTTCATCAGGACAGTCTGCTCTAATTATATAAACAAGATAATCTTGTTCTAGCTGTTTGTTTATTGCATAATCAGCAAGTGTATAAGATTTGAAATCTCCAGTTTCATAACATAAATCGTTAAAATCTAAATCTTCCTTTGGAAAATAATAACAAATAGGTTCAGGATTGCCTGAAATATAATACTTAGTCTTCCATAGGTTTATTAAATGATGATCCCATTCTTGAGGTGTAAATGGTCTACCAGTATCTATATTAAAAGGGTTTAAGTTTTTGTCATGCACTGCGTTTAATTGAGTTACCTTCCATAAAGAATCCAAAGTGTTATTGCCTATCTTGTTGTTTTGGGATATAATATTAGTAGAATCAGAAGGAATCAATAAAACACAGTCATCTCCCTTAATTTCTGTAAATTTAATCGTAATATGAATAAAACTTTTTGACATACCATCCATAGATGGTTTTTTAATCCAATATTCAAAACAATTCTCATGCTCAATTAAATATCCAATTTTATTTGTTTTAGACAATCTTTCTTTCATTCTTTTAATAAAATCAATGTCATTAGACCATTGAGAGGATGTGAGGTTTATAAAAGAATTTCTTCCGTCTACCCCTTCACCTCCCATTCCCAATAAACTTAAGTAATATTCTTGATCTTCATTTACATGACCTGAGAAAAATATTTCATTTTCAGGAACAGTTTTTGTTATCAACTTAGTCTTAATTAATTTTTTGTTTTCTCTTGATTCTAAAACTATTGCTATTTCTTTCATTTTTTATTTTCTTTTTCTTCCTTTTTATTTATTTTATAAAGTTAAGGAAATATCACAACTATGATTAACATAATCATAATGATCTCCTATTTCAGAATGTACTTGTCCATCTTCTCCTAATCCTATACAAAACACATCATCAACACCATCTTGTCTGTCAATTTTATCCATCTCTCCAGATATTAACCAATCAACGATCTCTTTACACCAATCATCTGAATCGTACCATTTAGTATGCTCAAATGTATAAAAGGTTTTGTCAGTAGGATCTCTATGTATTTTGAAGTTTTCTATTTCTATATCATAAAGCGCATCTACTGGAAATTTATGTTTTCTTAGTATGTCTTCAAATTCTTTTGACAACTCTCCACTTTTTACTCCGATAATTACTTTGCTTCTATATCCCATTTTATTTAATTTTAGTTAATTCATAATCTTTATAGATTAATGTTGCATCCTCGTTTTCTTCACACCACGAATTATCATCATCTAACACAACATTTTTGTTTTTATCTTTTCTAATTATAGTTCCTACTATACTTTCTTGTGTGTAGGTTTTTCCAAGCCATGTATAATATTCTATAACTTGTACTCTATCTCCAATTTTAAATAAGTTCATATCTTTTATTTATTAATTATTAATTTATTTTCTTTTGACATATATATAGCTTCTTTCCTATCTAATAAATGATCTTTATACATCAGTTTTGCTTCTTCTCTGATTTCTTTAATAGAAATTTTATTGTTCATTAATTTAAACATCAAATCTTCAATCCAATCTTCATGGCTATTTCCTAACCAATGCTTTACTTCTTCTTTTGTAGTCTTCAGAGTTTCTAGGTGTTTGCTAATATCCATATCATCTGAATCCATTTGTTGTTTAGTCATCATAATCTTATTTATTTTTAAAGGTTTCTATGTGTATATTGGTTAATGTGTAACTTTTCATTGATTCTGTTTCCTCTCCATCACTTACTCTATCTGCGTTTAATCTTTTTAAGTATTTTACTGGATCGTTAGTACAAACATCTTGAAACACTTCTCCATAACTATCGCGATAAGTCATTAGTGTAAATGGTTTGTTATAATCAGATTGAATTTTATTTAATTTACTTTCTAATTCTACTTCTCTTGTTGTTGTTTGATTTAATTTTACTTCTTCATACAAATCATATCCATAACTTTCTTTATGTTCTTCAAGATTATGATTATACCTATCGTAAAAAATACCCTCTTCATCAAATTTAACAACTAATACATCTCCATTAGGTAGAGTAATATTCCTATATTCTTTATCCATTTTATTGTTTTTTAATTATTTAAAAAGAGAAAGATAACACGACAAATAGATATCTTTTACATTGTTGGTTTCTCCTAACAATAACTCTTATGTTTAAAAAGAGGCTTTAATCACAATTAGATTCTCTTTTAATATTCCTCTGATGGAATAACCTCTTTATATTTATTTAGTTTAATTCGTTCATTACCCATTCAAGAATGAAATCTCCATCTGCATTAATTTTATCTAACTGGTCTTCATTCATTTCTACTCCATTATAGTCTGCGCTAGATATATGTGCATCACAAAAGTCAGGATAATCAGCAGTGTCAATTCCATCTACTACAATATTGTCAATTTTTTTATAATCCATTATAATGTTGGTATTGTTTCGTAGTTCTCAATAGTAGTGAATAAAGCACCTCCATCATTACCTTCATCATCCATTGAAGAGTACATCCAAAATTGTTCTCCACTGGGCTTACTCATCAGAATACACAAAGGAGATTTGTACCATCCCATATCTTCTTTTTCTTCCTCTGACATATACTTTACTTTTAATACTTGACATCCAACTAAGTTATCCTTAGCTAGTTTTGTCCATTTATTTTCTGTATTCATCTTATTTAAGTTTGCTTAATTTTTCATTCCATAATGGAATATTATTATTTTCACTATATACTCCCATCATATTATTCATCATCTTTTCGTATTCACCATACATTTCGTTATAATAGTCTTGAGGATCATTATTAAATTTATAGCCATCACGATATTTGTTATGAAAAGGTGTGTGGTTTTTACTTGAATATGTATCTTCTCCAAAATTCATCTCAGTTATTTGAGTAGCTATTTCATCTACAAATTCCATAAAATAGCTATTGTTGATATATGTTTTCTTCATCTTTTTTTGGTTTATTTAATATAATTAGTTTTGAATACAGGTCTTGTATTAAAATTGGTGTT